AGCAGCACCTGTAGGACGCTGTGCAGTAGTACCTGTAGGCACATGAACAGCATCAGTGTTAGATCCAATATCTAAAGATACATCAGGCGATGCGTTACTCAGACCTACACGGTTATTAGTAGAATCAACAGTTAGTACACTAGTGCCAAAAAACTGAGATGTACCTGCTGTAAAATTACCAGAAACATTTAAGCTGCCTAAAGTACCTACACTTGTAATGTTAGTCTGTGCAGCAGTAAGTACAGAGCCTGTTAAGTTACCAGCTACGTTACCTGTGACATCCCCAGTTAAATCTCCTGTAACATTACCAGTTACATTGCCTGTAAGGTTACCTGTGACATTACCAGTAATAGGAGCAGTAACACCGGCAAACGTAGGACTATCACCTGTAGCTACACCTTGGTTCAGAGCTTTAACAGCAGTGATATTAGTTAGCTCACTGTCCATTAAGGCACCAGCAGCAGTTACATTAGTTGTATCTGTAACATCTGCACTAGCTTCTATGCCGTCTAACTTAGATTCATCAGCGTCAGTAAAGGCATTAGTGTTTGCATTGGACTCATAGGCAGTCTTAATCTCAGCAGCAGTTTGGTCAGCAGTAGCACCTGACTCTATACCATCTAGCTTAGTGCCGTCTACAGCTACGTCACGCCCGTCTATGGTGCTATTAGTAGTCAAGGCACCAGATATAACAGGTGTAGTCAAAGTCTTGTTAGAGAGCGTCTGTGTGCCTGTGAGCGTAGCTACAGTACTGTCAATGGCTAAGGTAACACCAGTACCAGAGGCAGTAGAGGTAACACCAGTGCCACCTAAGATACCTAGAGACTCAGAGTCCAAGTCAATGTCAATACTTGTAGTGCCGTCAGTGACATCTAAGTCCTGTGCAGTTACATTAGAGTCTACATAGGCTTTAACAGACTGCTGTGTAGGTATAAGTACAGCACTGTTGGATGCCATGTTGTCTTCATCTACCCATCCTGTGATAGCAATGGTGCCATCGGACAAGGTAGCAAATACAGTAGTTCCTGTAAGTGCAGCATTGTTTGCATTAGCTTTAGTTGCTGATGCAGTAGCAATGTTATTGAACTCTGTATCAATCTCTGCGCCTTTGACAATCTTAGCAGCATTACCTGAAGGTAGGGAATCCTTAGCTGCAAAGTTTGTAGTCTTTGTATAATTACTCATTAAATTAGTCTACCTATAATAGCTTCTGTGTTTAGTTCTTGGATTGAGAATGCTTTACCATCTATAGTAGCATCTATACCAATAGTAACTACTTTACCTGAGCCTGTTGTTTTTAACTTCTGGATACCTACGATGATACCAGAGCTATATTCTGATGTTGCTACGTTGTACTCAGATATACCGTACTCTGAGATAAATGTAGTATCTACTTCAAACAGTTGCTTGTTGTAGCTTTGTGTATAGTCATAACCCCAGTTAGCAATTACTGAGCTACCAGAGCCACCTATGATTGTTAAGTTAATCTCCTTTAGCATCTTAACCCTAGATGGGTCATCAAATGCCAATGGCTGTGTGTAGTACTTCATAGTGTACACACCAGCAGTGTCTGTGTATCCTTCGTACTCTGCTATACCAGTCTTAACACCTAAGTATAAGGTGCCATCACTTTCTGCCCTAGAAGCACATAGGATACCAGCGAAAGGCCATGTAGTTACACGGTTGCTTCCGTCCTCTAGCTTACCTCGCATATCAAAAGCATAGACTAGGTTATTCTCTGGCATGATTAGCAGGTATAGTGCGTTCTCTGCACTGTATACAGACTTAACATTACCTGTCTCAAGTAGCTCATTACTTACTACTTCATCTCTAACATTCTTAGATACAGAACCTATAGGATTAGACTTTTCTTGTATTAGTCTACCTAAGCTCATTACACCTGTGTGTGATAAGAACACTAGGTCTGATCCTGTAGACTGCACACTGTCTCTAGCAATGCAGCCTATGTTTGTTATGCTATCCTGTAGTGCCATAGTAGAAGGAGATGAAGCACCAGAGTACAGTAGGATGCTACGCTTACCAAATATAACTAGAAAGTCATTGAACTCAGCTAAGGCAGTTACTTCATCGTACCCTGTAGGCCAGACAGTAGTTAAGTCTAGTGAGCCTGATGAGCCACCATGCCAGTTATCTCCTTCAAGTAAGTTAGACCAATAAACAGTATAATTATTATTGACAACATCCGCTGCCCATAGTCTACCAAAGGAAGCTATAACTTCATTACCTGCCGGTGCTGCGTGAGCACTGTCAGACACTGCTATAAGAGTAGTACTGCCTGCAACACTTACTAAAGCTGCATGTCCAGATTGAAAAAAGTAGATGTCATTGTTAAAGCTGACTATCTTCCAGTTGTTTGCTGTAATAGAGTAACCACCCGGAAGCGTAACTGCTGCTAGGGTAGTAGTACCTGTAAATATGTTATTGTTACCAGTAGAGAATACAATTAAAGTGCCGTCTCTTTTAGTGTACTCAAAGATCTGCTCTATGCCGTCACTAGACCCTAGAGGCGTAGCACTTGTAGTAACTACCTTTACACCTTTCCTAGATCCTATGCGTCCAAAACTATCAATGACTGCATTCTCTGCTATAGAAGCAAAGGACGCATCTTGACCCACAGGAGCATCTTGAGTATTAAGACCTCTAAATCCCGGAGCACCAATGTATATGTTCTGTCTTTGCTGTGCCATTATTGCACCGTGTAGATAAATTCTTCAGGATTCTTATACGCATCCTGTGCAATAGCATCACTAAGATATTTATCAGCAATGATAAAATAATCTTGTGTAGTAGTACCACCAGTCTCACCACGTTCTCTAGCAAGTAAAGCTACAGTATGATGTATAATAGCCATAGCTGGCAGTACAGTAGCATCTGCATCAGCAGTTAAATCAGGTTCTCTTGAGCACACATCAAAGCGTAGTGAAAACACACCGGATGGCTTAGGGTATACTCTTACTTTAGTATCGTCATTAGAATCCACACCACTAAACGTGTAGGAGTCAGGAGTGCCTGTGACTTCCCCTGAGATGTAATAAGCATTGTTAAACCAGTTAGGTGTCTCATAGTGCATAAAGAAGTTTGAGGTGTCGTTAATAGCACTGTATAGTTTAACACGTTCTCCTGCTCCTGTCAAGCTATATTCTGTAGTATCTGCTACTGTAGGCACAACTATAGTTTTGCGTAGGGTAGACCAAGCGTGTGAGTCCTGTACTAAACTCTTAGCGTCATTGATGTAGTCGCCTACCATCTTAGAATAAGTAGTCTGGGTAACTTCAGATACTTCATCTTCTCTGAGTCTCCTCAGTACATTATTCATTAAACTTAGGTACGTTGTAGCCATTAAACTAATCCTCTAAATAAACCTTGTGGTGCTTGATAACCCTGTAGAGGTAACGCACGTTCCTGTAACTCAGGTGCTTCATAGCGTTTAGTATAGTCACTAAATACTAATTCAGTTACTGACGGCTTACCTCCTGTTGCTGCTGCACCCGCTAACATACCATCGCCTAAGCCGCCACCAGCACCCTCGCCAGAGCCGTTCCCAGTCCCGCTGCCAGAGCCACTGTCGCCAGTAACAGAATCACCTGTAGTTGCAACATCTGTAGCTACCCCATCTGTAGGTGTACTTGAATCTGTAGGTAGTGTAATAACTGAAGTACGGTCCTCCGGTGGAACATCATCTGAATAAGTTTCACCTGCTAAGATAGGTCTTCCTTCACTGTCAGTTCCAAACTGATCCGCCCCTAGCGTACTAATGTTACCAAATAAATCTATAACTACAACAGAACCGTCTGGGTTTCTTTCTGTTATTCTAAAGTACGGACCTTCTTCTTCTAAGCTATCTGGAGCAGGAGCACTAGAACCTCCGCCACCAGTAGTATTTGTAGGCAACACAGGAGGCGCTACATCTAAAGGTAGCTCTGGTTGTTCTATAGGTTCTACTGTAGTGTCTACCGTTATGTCTTCAAACTCAGGCTGTGTAACAGGAGTAACTGGAGCTTCTTCCTGTTGATACAAAGCTGCTAAGTTAGCTAAATCAATGTTGTATTGTTCTTCTTCTGCTTCTACAGTAGTACCAGCAGTAGCAGCAGCAATGTTATTGATGTAAGGGTTAAAGTCTGGTGTTGCGCCTGTAAAAGCTCCAGAACCTGGGATAGTACTTGTTGCACCCGCTAAACCAGCTCTTAAAGCAACAGAAACCGGATCAGTAGCTCCTAATAAAAAATCAACCTTACCGCCAGTTAACCCTGTTAAAGTCTGCCCTCCTGTAAAAGGTATAGGAACATTACCAACAGGTATACCTCCCATTAATGCAGCCTCTAAAGGATCACCGCCCATTGCTGTAGCAATAGCAGCCTGTGTTGCCATATTAGCAGCAGTAGCTCCTAAAGCCAAGCTTCCTGTAGTAGTCGCTACCATAGAGCCTATACTTAAAGAGCAAGTATCTTACTTACAAGCTACTAAAGGTTTAGATTATCAAACTGCTTTAATGACTGCATATCAAAGTGATCCTATGTTGCAGTCTTTGTATCATAAGTATGATATTAAGCCTTTTAGACAAACTAAAGATGGTTCTACTTATCTTTATGATCCTTTTAGTTTTAGTGAGATAAGAACTTTTGAGTCTAAAGACCCTTCTGAATTACAGATTGCTGCACAAATAGGAGCAGCCGTATTAGGCTCTTTTGTTCTAGGA